AACTTCGTTTTCTCCATTAATACTCCCGTCAATATTAGACATTTCTTCTTCATAGAATGCATATTGGGAAGGTAAAACTGTAGGAGATGCCATATACTCAGCAGAAACTGTAGAATTTAAAGAAGGTGGTCCATATAGAACTAAAGAAGTATTTGAACTAACTTCTTTAATTACTGCAAATTCTAATGATGAGGATAATGAAGAATTTGCCCTTAAAGCTATAACATCATCATTAGCAAATACTGATTCAAACTCTGTACTAGTTCCAGAAACAGTATTTGAAGATGTATCGTAGGAAATAGAACCTTGTAATGGTTTTGAAAGTTGTGTTGATCTCACAAATACATTTGCAAAAGTATCATAATTATTTCCTGTTGTTATATTTCCTAAATTTAATATTGAACCGAATGTATCAGTTTCATATGAAAAACATTCTAATGTTGAAGATAAATTGGCAGAATTATCTCCAGGAAAATTAAAAGTAGAAGAATCTAAAGATAAGTTAGAGTAATTACAAATTATATCTGTATTATAAGTTAATGTTTTTACTGAAGATATTGTTTGTATCGTGAAACCAGCGCCTTCACCATTAGCACTATTTTTATAAAGAAAAACTAATGCATTACTTGTATATCCAAACCCTGAATCTTCAATTATAAATCTCAAAGAACCAGTTAATGAAGATGTTTCTGTTACTCTTAATAAACCATCTTTACCATAAGATATAACATTATTATTAGAAATATCTCTTTGAGCTATTTTTATTATATCGCCAACTTTAAATCCTTGGCTTCCATCTATAATTGAAATTTTATCTAAAGAACCTATTACTGTTGGAGAATTCGTAATAATTTCTGTGTTAGAAATATATTGTTCTTCGAGTATTTTTTCGCCAACAACAAATCGACCATTTCTAGGTGTTATATTAGATAAATAAATAATGTTTACTATAGATTTGTTGTAATTTTCTTTAATAAAGGTTTCTACAGTGGCAGAAACTTTTGAGGAAGTACCTATTATTCTTTTTCCTATTAAAGTTTCTGTAAGTTCCGAATCAGTTAATTCTAAATATTTTGGTTCTTTCCATTTACCATCTGAAACTCTAAGAACATCTATGCCAGGTAAATATATTTCTACATCTTCATTATATAATAATTTAAAAAGAAGCTTATAGCATTGTATTGTCCCTTTAGAACGATAAACATCGAGTATATGTTTCAAAAGGAATCTTTTATTTGAAATTACATTAAAAGGAATACCATATAGATATTTTTTTTGGAAAAATTCTAAAAATTCCTCTATTGTATTGTCAATATCTCTATAATCTAAAAGCGTTCTTGATTCATAAATTGGATTACCAGATTGTTCCATCCATTCATAATACGATTTCATAAACAATATGAAATTTTCCCCATCTTCTTTATAGAATTGAGGGAATTGATTTACAATAAAATTTGATATGAATTTATTTATATTAAAATCCATTATTGTATATTTTCTATTACATTTATAGTTACATCTGAAGGATCAATTATAATTAAATTATTTTTTGAAGCAAATATATCTCTTCTAACTGTTCTTCCATAAAAAATAATATATTGACCATTATAAGATTTTATGGATAATTTTATATCAACATTTCCTGTACTATAATCAATAGTACCAATATTATTTTCAACGACAAAAATATCGTCAGCTGTTGTTGAATAGAGGTATATTATTCCTCTACCATTATCTTGCATTTGAACTGTATAATCATTACCATCAGAAGCTGTATAAACAAAAGGCGAAGATGTAAACATAGGAGGATGTTTTAATGGTTGTTGTTGGTTTGTAGGAGGAACAATAAATCTTATAGCATTACCGAATGAGAAAGAAAAATCTATCAATGTATTTAATTCAGGAGACCATCTTTTCATAACCCTTAATTCGGTATTATTACTCACTATACTTGTATCAGTATTGTCTATTGCAGTCACAAGTTTACTGTATCTTAAATCGTTTTGAAATAATTCTAAATTATTTTTACTATAATTTTTTATGGTAGCTGCAATTAAAGATTCAATCTCAGAAGGAGATTTTACGGTTATATTTGGATTGTATTGTACTGTTGTATTAACTTCACAGTACAATACATCTGGATCTTCTAAAATAAGTCTATTGGGTATTGCTATAAAATTTGAAAGATATCTAGATATCTTATTTTTTACATAATCTGGTACGATAGTTCCTGAACTTGATTTCAAAGCAACTATTACTCTACCATATTGTTTTGGTTCTACTTCTTGACCACCATAAACAGAAACGTCTGATATCTCACCACCAAAATTAGCAAAGATTAGAGAAGAATAATCATCATTTGTTACAGCTCTTTGTTGAGCAGCGAAATATCTTGGCGCTGTAAATCTAATTGAATCTATAGTTTCTTTTTCAGCACCACCAGCTGAAATAGAAACAGTTGTCAAAGAATTGACTGAAACATCGCCTTGGTTAGTGACTCCTAGATCATCAGATAATATGAAATTTGTTGAACTATCTGCCTCTATACCTGTAGATATTCTATAATTTATTGAAACAGTGGAAGCATTGAGTGGTCTTTTTCCGAACAAACCATCACCAAATGTAACTTCATAAAGGCCATTTTGGGTTCCTTGTAAGAAATATATTTTTGATGAGCCGTTTAAACCATATAAATTTTCAACTCTTTTATATTCAGTATTTGAAGCTCCGTTATTTTCTAATATATTAACAGTAATACTATAAATATCAACATTTTCATTTGTTATCAAAAATTGTTGATTTTCAATATCATAATCAACCACATATGAATCTTGAAAATAATCTCCTTCGAATATTTGAAGATTAGATACAGAAAATGTACTATTTGAAGAAGTTAAAACTTTAGTTTCATTTGTTGTAAAAACATAAGAACCATTTGAATTTATTCCATTAAATCTAGTACCTTTTGGAATAACTAAAGAATTAATACCAACAGTATTAAATGTTATATTTACTTCTGCTACACTTGATTTATTGCTTCTTGGTAAGTAGTTTAATTCTTTGGCATGAGAAACGACAGAATCATATTTTTGCGCTGAATCCAAAAACATTTCTGAAGCAACCATATTCAAATAAAATGAATTCAAATAAGAATTATACGACATAACATCGAGCAATACACTAATGTTTGAACCATCAAAATCATAATCTTTGAAAACTGATTGTGTTTTTAGAAACTCTTTAAAGTTGCTTTTTAGTGTGTCGAAATCTAAAGAACTTAGAGTTAACGAACTATTTGCCATTTATCGTACTCTTTTTAAAATATAAGTGAATGTTGCAGTTTCATTTGTTATTAGTGTTTTATATATTATATTTATTATTAATTCATTAGCTTCTTCGTTGTTTTCTAAAATAACGTCAATCAAATAAACTCTTGGTTCGTTTATTTCTATACTATTTCTTATATAAAAATTTAAAGCTGAAAGAACGTTTTCTGTACTATTTTCAAATAAAGTAGCAATAATGTTAGAGCCAAAATTTGGGTTAAATAATCTTTCTCCAAGATTTGTTAATATTATATTTTTTAAAGATTGATTTATTGAACGATCATTTGTTACTCTGGCTAATGAATCGCCAACAGGTGTTTTAGCAAAACTGTTTAAGAAGTCAGAAAAATATTCTGATTTTTTAGTTGAACCAGTTAATGTTTGTGCTCTTGTTAATCTAGTAGTCATTATGGGCCTGCAAAAACATTAAATGAACCTGTTGCAACTGAAGTACATCCAGAAACTGCATCACCTATTCTACCACAACCTTTACCATTTATGAAAACAGTAGTTGATCCTATTGCTATTGGTGCTTGGTGAGTCAAACAAGGCTCCGGCGGTAACAGATGACTATCATTTAAATCTCCTTGTCTGCTTATTCCAGTACCATTACAATAAACATTAGGTGAACGTTCCAATCTTGACGGAATAGAACAATGAAACACATCTTGATCTACAAGATCTCCTCTACATACGGCTGGCATTTTTGTTTCTTCTTTCTATTTGCATTAACCTTTGAAGTTTATTGTTCCAAGTATCCATTTCTGCATGTTGTTCTTCTGTGTGTGGTCCAGGTATAGGTTCTGGAAAAAACTTTATTACGTTATCAAAATCTTCAGGAATATCTTCATAATTAGTATAAGTTTCTAAAATTCCATTTTTAAGAACAACGAATTCGCCTTTCATAAACTATACCTCTATTTATTAGTTGTTAAGATCAATTCTACCGGAACCACCATTAGCAAGAATTTCAATATTACTTGGTGTAATTGTAATTGTGGAAGTTCCAACTTTAAGAACAATTTTAG